AAAAATCAAATTCCGTCCAAAATGCGGGACGCAAAAATCCCAAAGATGTCACAACGGCGTTTACTGATGAAGAAATAGAGGCAATTTGGGGGTTTGCGGAAGACAACGATATGACGTTTGACCAAGCGATTAATCATTTAGCAAAGCGTTCGGCCATTAGGCTTTTGCGACGAATAACATAAGGCCACATGATGAAAACTAAACGCCAATTACGAGACAAAGCCCACGACTACACAGTCGAAGAGCTATTTTCATATTTCTTAGAAGAAGATGCGGCGTGATTAAGTTGGTAGGTCACGAAAACTCAAACGACTCTGCTATAGAAGAAATAGTGTTTTTCAAGGGTTGTCCATTATCTACGAAATTATTTCTTAGGTTTTTGTACCCGTCATCTGTAACAAGCTGCTCTGCTGCATCCAGTGGGCTTATTTTATCTTCTGATACTTTTTTCGTGAGGAATTGCATAGCATATGAATGAATTGAACCGAATATTTTTTGGTGTTCTAGCAGTGATTGCGTTAATTCTGGGAAGTATAATTTGGCGATCATTGCAGCGTCATATAATGGCGAATCTACCTCAATCCATTTGCTTGAGTCATCTAAATTCATCATTTTTAAGTCAATATAAAAACTGCGCGAAGCAATTTTGTCAGCATCCGCTAATGCTTGGCTTATTAATTCAAGCTTCTCAGCACGAAACACCTTTTTCTCAAAAGAAAACCGGTCGTTCTGCATCTGCTTGTCAAACTCAATCTTCTCGGATTGCATCTCTTTTGCGTTTTTTATCGTCAGAAAAGCTGTTCCTAGCGCTATTAAACCTGTCAATACTGATGCTCCTAGTATGGCTACCCATTGCCTTTGTGATGATGATTTTGGAGTCGTGATGTTAGAAGGCGTTGATTCAACTATGAAGACTTCCATTGACTCACCGACGAACCATAGAAGTTCTATAAAGTTTTCCATTTTACATTCCTTTGATTTGGTTTTGGTTGGCACTTAAATCATAACACAGGAAAGAAACCCCAAGCCGCTTAACTGCGGCTTTGTGGGTAGAAGAACATGGTTTTGAGAGGCCAGTATGTTTTCAGCAAGAACTAAAACACACCAAGTCAAAAGTGACGGTGATGTCTCATGCAATTAGCTATCTACCAGCAAGCCAAGCAAGCATTAGCAGAATACAAAACTGTCGATGAAGTCAAAGAGTTTCGCGACAAGGCAGTTGCTGTTGAAGCCTACGCCAAGCAAGCAAACGACTACGAATTAGAACATGACGCTGCATTAGCCAGAGTTCGCGCAGAACGCAAATGTGGTGAGCTGTTGCGTGATATGGAAAAGGCTAAAGGTACTGATAGAGGTGGAAGGACATCAAAAATAGATGGTCGCAGAGAATTACCATCTAACTCACCCAAAACCCTATCCGAGATGGGCGTTACCAAAGATCAATCAAGCAAATGGCAGAAGCTGGCCAACATTCCTGATGATGAATTTGAAGAAGCGGTAACAATGGCAGGCGCAAAACCATCGACAAATCACCTATTAAAAGAAAAAGAATCGCAGAAATCAGATGCGGTAAAAGAAGAGGTTAAGCGCATGGATCAGACTGCGCTATGGCTTTGGGGATTATTGACAAAAATGGACAGGGATAAAGTGTTTGATACGTCATTGAAGGATTTAGAGGACGAATGGACGGACGGGATGAAACAGAAAGCTATTGGGTTAACAACTAAATTAAGAGAGTGGGTCAATGAGTAAGTCTTTATCAAATCAAATCGATCAATTAATTAGACAGGTAACACTTCCAATTGAAAGCAGAGGTTTACCAATCGATCCGTCCTATGTCGCTAACGAAGTTGATAAGTTAGTCGATCCGATGTCGAATTCTCCAGATTTGAAAACCTACTGCTTTATCTCTGATGTTGCACAAAAAACGAGGAAGTATTTAGCGAAGCGGCACGACCCAATTGCAAAAATGCAAGATGCGCTAGAAAGCGATAAACAAGACGATTTATTCGGTGATGAGCTACAAGATTACTATCCAGTTAAAAGAGAGGGTAAAGCACTATACATAAAGAAAGAAGAGCTAACGGAGGTCGATGTAAAAATTATCTGCGAGCGCATGAGGAAAGCTGGCGAGTCATTAATTAAACATGCTAACAATCTTGAAGCATGGCACTTCTCGAAGGCCGCCTGATGTAGTAAAAAATTCAACTTACATTCTCTACAAGCCCGTTATACGCGGGTTAAGGCAGTAGAAGAGAATGAAATTACGTCTGGAATAAACATGAGTAAAAAATCTTTTTTACTGTATCTCGATCAAAAGAATATTTTTGAAAAACTACCTGACGAAATTGCAGGTAAGTTGATCAAGCATATCTTTGCCTATGTCGATGGCCAAGATATTGAGCTTAAAGATTTGCTTTTAGATATTGCTTTTGAGCCTATAAAGCAATCATTAAACCGCGATCTTTCAAAATGGGAAGAAATTAAGAAGAAAAAATCTGAAGCGGGTAAAAAAAGCGCCGAAGCAAGAGCTAATAACAAAAAGCAGCAGAAGGAAACAAAATCAACACCTGTTAAATATGTTGAACAGAACTCAACAAATCCAACCGTTAATGTAAGTGTAAGTGATAGTGTAAGTGTTAGTGATACAGATAAAGAAGAACATTGTCAGCCTACCGGTATGACCGCTCCTGTTTCCGAACTTCCAGACAAGCAAATTTTTGATTATTGGGTAACCACGCTCAACAAACGACCATCAAGCACCAAATTCACTGATAAACGCAAGAAAGTCATACGAGCAAGACTCAAAGAAGGTTACACGGTGGGCCAAATCAAACAGGCAATAGTCAACTGCGCCAAATCCTCTTGGCACATGGGGGCGAATGACAGAAATCAAGTCTATGACGATATCGAGTTGATTTGCAGAGATGGACCAAAGCTAGAAAGTTTTATCAATCGACTACCTGATAGACAAGCTTCGAAAGAACAGCAGGACATGGACAGCTATTTCGCTCAATTAGATTCAATGATTACCTATGAGGATTACGACCAATGCAAGCAGAACTAATACAACTTGTAAAACTCGTGTCAGCTAATTACGGCAAGAAGCTTACTGAACAGCAAATTGAACTATTCAGCGTAATGGCTAATCAGTGGGGTATTGAGAAATTCAAACGCGGAGTCATGGCGCACATGCAAGACCCTGAACAGGGGGTGTATTTTCCAAACATGGCGCATATTTCTCGAAAGATTAATGGCTCTTCAAACCCTATTGAATCACAAGCGCGAATGCAATGGATGAACGTTGAGCGAGCAATTAGAGAGTGCGGTAGCTATCGAACGCCAACATTTCTTGACCCAGTGACAGCAGCAACAGTTTCGACACTAGGCGGTTGGCCTCATGTTTGTTCACGCACTATTGAGCAACTCACTTGGATGGGTAAAGAATTTGAAAAGCTTTACAACGATTACGCAACACAGCCTGTAGAGTTCTTACCAAGCAATGTCAGAGGAAGGATCGAGGAAGCAAGAGAACAATCAAAAGATGCTGAGACTCTAGCAAAGCTAGGCATCGCAACGATAGGGAAAGCATCATGAGTAGAACAAGAGAAATAGCAAGATGGATGCTTACACAAGACTTTGTCTCAAGCAAAGATGCACAGTTAGCACTTGGTTATCAAATCCATACGGTGCATAACGCAATAGCTAACATGCATCACTCAAACTTTTACGATTTGGAAGTGGACCGCTCTGTAAAACCCATTAGATACAAATTGCACTCGATTGGTGGAAAGAGCGAGAGATTAGCTACTCGGCAGGAGCTTTGGAAGTTATCAATTTTTGGCGGCGTCAAACGTCAATCTGTTAACTGTGAGTGTAATGTATGAAACACGTAGTTAGTTTTAGCGGCGGTAGAACATCAGCATATTTAGTCCATTTGATGGAAAAGAAACGAATCAACGAAGGTTGGGATGTTGAATATGTGTTTATGGATACAGGCGCAGAGCATCCAAAGACGTATGATTTTATTCGTAATGTCATCAAACATTGGGGGATCAAACTAACGTGTTTACGCACAGTTGTTCATCATGAATATAGAGTAGGTGTTACATACGAAGTAATCGATATTGACTCTATAGGTTGGGACCTTTCAACTTGGCGCGAAGTGGTTAAGAAATATGATACCCCTTATCTTGGTGGCGCACATTGCACAAAGAATTTTAAAACAACGCCTTATAACAAGTACTGCAAAGATAAATACGGGATAAATTATACGTCTTGGCTGGGCATTAGAATTGATGAAGTCACTAGGTTGAAGCCTTTTCCGAGAACCCGTTATTTGGCTGAATTATCCATTATGGAGCGCGATGATATTATTGAATGGTTTAAAGATCAGTCTTTCGATCTTGTTTTAGATGAATGGCTAGGAAATTGTGTTTTCTGTTTAAAGAAGGGTGTTAACAAGATAGCGCTTGCAATCAAAGACGAGCCAGAACTTGCCAATGAGTTTAATCAAATGCTTTCCGATGGGCCTAACAAGAGAGAAATACCAAGCAAAATAATTTATCGAGGCAATTTATCTATCGAAGGAATTTCAAATTTATACAAAGACGTTTCTCGCCCCTCAATAATCGAGGGGCTTAGAAGGGGTAAGCACTTTGATAGTGGTTCATGCACTGAAAGTTGCGAGGTCTTTGGTTGTCAAATCGATATGTTTGAGGATGATGCAGCATGAACCACAAAGACTTTGCAAAAATGACGTTTAGCCTTCCTAAGCGACCAAAGAGCACGCAATTTACGGTCAGCGAGGAAGATACTAAACGTATGAAGACTCGGCGTCGAATTGAAAATTTGGAGCTTGAGAGAGAGCTTAGGGAGGAGTTTGAGTTGTGAGTGAGTTTAAGAGCGTAGAACATGCTCTCGTGTTTATAAGGGATATTGCAGCCAAGTACGCAAAAGCAAAATCAGACAGGGTTTATTTAGAGCAGTTTAGGAAATCTAAAAAAGCCATGCTGATAGTTGAAGCGGAAGCTAAGGGCTTAAAAACAGTCCAGGAAAGAGAGTCATACGCCTATGCTCACCCAGATTATATAGGGTTGCTTGAAGGGCTTAAGGTGGCGGTAGAACTTGAAGAGAAATACAAATTTCAAATAGTGAGTGCACAAGCAAGAGTCGAAGTATGGCGAACTCACCAGGCAAACAATAGAGCAGAATATCATGCCGGTAATTTGCAAACTTAATTGGTTAACACGGGAGAAAGCAGCATGAACTACAGAATCCAATGGTGGCTAACATGCACAGCAATATTGATGGTAGCTAATACAGTTAATTATGTGATGGGAGTTTTAAATGAAATATAGAAAAAAGCCAGTAGTTATAGAAGCAATGCAGTTCACAGGCAGCTCTACTAGTAAAGGTCGTTTTAATCGGTGGAAAGAAACTGGCGAACTACGGCCAAAAAGCGGAATTGAGACTTGTGATATTACAAGTGTGGAAATTGAAACACTGGAAGGTGTCATGATAGCAAGCCCGATGGATTACATCATTAAAGGTGTGAATGGTGAGTTCTATCCATGTAAGCCAGACATCTTTGAAAAGACTTATGAAAAAGTCGATTAAGACGAAAATTTGCAAAGTCTGCGGTACTGAGTTCAAACCTCAAAATAGTTTTCAAAAGGTTTGCTCAGCCGTTTGCGCTTTAACACTTGTAAGACAACAAAAGTCAAAAGAGAAGCGACAAAAACAAAAAGCATTCAAGCGTAAGTGCAACGTTGAAAAGCGTGAGTTCAATAAACGAGATATCCGCTGGCAGCATAAGCAAACACAGAAAGCGTTTAACAAAATGCGTGTTCTACAAGAGCTTGAATGGTTTAGACAGAGAGGATTAGAGCCAACGTGTATTAGTTGTGGAAAACCTAAGGGTAACGACCAATGGGCATGTGGTCACAAAAAAACCCAAGGTGGTAACTCACGGTTGAGATATGACGAAAAAAATACATTCCTTCAACATAACTATAGCTGCAACATGCAAAAGTCCGGTGATATCGAGGGTTATGAGAAAGGGTTAATTGAGAGGTTCGGAGAGGAAGAAGGAAAAGCGCTAATCGAATATCAAAATTCAAACACTCACGATAAAAAATGGACGTGTGAAGAACTCGAAGAAATGCGTAAGAAGTTCAACGTTGAAATTCGGCGATTAGAAAAACAAATGCAGGATATAGCGGCATGATTGAGTTAATCGTTTTCTATTGTTGTTGCTTCTTGATTTATTGCATTGCTGGATGCGGTTTACATAAATTGGTTGGCGGCCTCTATGTGATTTTTAATAAAAAGCCCCAGAGTAAATTTCTATCAAAATGGTTTGTTATTCTCTGTTGGCCTGCAATTCTTTTAGGTGCAGCAATAGAGCTATGATTTACGGCAACGTTAAACGAACGATAAGCGCACAAGTAATTAGAAACTTAAGAAACGATGCAGGTATATCCCAGGTCAAAGCAGCAGAAATATTTGGTGTAAGCTTAGGTCAATTTGATAATTGGGAAAATTGCAGGCACACAATGTCGGCTGAAACATTCTTAATGATATGCATGCACTTTAGCGTTGATATAAACCAAGAAATCAGGAGAGCTCAAAATGATATCAAGAGACATGGTGTGCGAAAGGCTGGTTGATTGGGGTGCATTCTGGTTTAGAAAAGAATTTGGTCAAGGTTATGGCTCAAACAGTGTTACTAATCGACTTTGTGAAACACTAGAAACACAAATATACAGTCAAGGAACCGCTTATATCAATGCTGATAAAGCAGACGCGATTATCGTACCTGATTGGGTGGAAGAGTTGGATATTGCGATAAGCTGTTTAACGACATCTGAAAGACTATCAATAAATACTAAGTATAAGATACGTTACCTAAGCAAAAAGCATAAAGAGTGGGTGATTCGTCAAAACAACTTGCATACTGATAGAGCAGAAACCAAACTTTGCGGGTTAATTTAAAGCACCACAATATACTGTGGTAAACATATCCAAAATTGGTGTTATACTCGCAAACAGGCTGGTTTTTGAATCGGCCTTTTTTATACTTTGACGGTTCAAAATCAAAGAAAGCTGAATCACCTGCCAAGCTGATGATGCAACGACGGCTAGTCCCACCTAGCCGTTATTTCACTTACAAAGTACAGTTACAAAATCTCATGTTCTCCGAGATAATAACCTAGTCGATTAATTTCGACGATTTCCATACTTGCCTCGCTATACGCGGGGCTTTTTTATGCCCATGAATTACGAAAAACTAGCGAAACAAGCAAAATATCACGAAGGCTTTAGTCGAAAGGTATATATCTGCCCAGGCGATAAGCAATCAATCGGGTATGGAAGAAATTTAGATGATGTTGGCATTACTGAAGAAGAGGCTGAATATCTTCTAATGAATGATTTAGCTAAAGCTGAAAGCAGACTCGAAAAATTCTCATGGTATCGAATATTAAATGAAGCAAGAAAGGCTGTGTTAATCAACATGGCATTCAACCTTGGTTTTGCCGGTCTAATGAAATTCAATAAAACAATTGAACATATCAGAAATGGAAACTTCAACGCAGCTTCTATCGAAATGCTTGATTCAAAATGGGCTAATCAAGTAGGTAGTCGCGCAATAGAACTATCAGAGCAAATGAAATCAGGTGAGTGGTAATGAGTTGGTGGTCGAGGTTATTTAGTATTAGTTCAGCGGAGCCCATCGAAGCTGTGGGTAATGTTTTTGATAAGCTATTCACTAGCGATGAAGAAAAAAAACAAGCTGAAGCAATTCTCTTAAAAATAAAACAACACCCAGCACTCGTTCAGGCTGAAATTAGTAAAGTACAAGCGCAGCATAGAAGTGTGTTTGTAGCTGGTGCAAGACCATTCTTAATGTGGGTATGCGGTTTAGGTTTTCTTTTCGCATTTGTCATTAACCCAATCCTTGAATGGATACTGCCAGAGACAGGCGCGCCAGAATTACCGCTAGAGGTTATGATGGAGCTAACACTTGCAATGCTAGGTTTGGCAGGGCTAAGAACGATAGAAAAGTTAAAAGGTAAATCGAAGTAATGGCAGCGCAAGGTTTTCATATTGAGAAAAAAGTCTCACTAGGGAGCATAGTATCAACACTAATTATTGTCTCTAGCGCATTGTACTTCGTTAACGGTTTAGATAAACGCATAAGCATTAATGAAACGTCAATTCAGCATTTGGAAGACCAGCGCAGCGAAGATATTCGAAGAATAGAAAAGCGTCTCGATGCTATTGACATGAAGCTTGATAAGCTTATAGAGAAAGGTGGGTAAATAATTTATATGAAAGCAATCGATTTTCTAAAAAACGCAGAAATCAAAACACTTCTAGACGAGTTCTTTGATTTAAATGAATTAACGGACAGAGAAAGAGAAAAAGTAGCTTTGTTTGCGTTGGTGGTTGAGATGAAGAGGCTACGAGAAAACAATCATCCTCTGAAAAACACTGGCACCTATGAAATTACAACCCCCGTACCTAATATCAACCCATGGTGTAACGTTCAAGATTTAGCAAATAAAAAAGCTTGTTATAGTGAAGATGGAAATTTTTCTCTAAATCTATCACCAGGGGAAATTTCATCAGTTCAGAAAGTGGAAATATCAAAAGTAGACGATAGCAATACTACATATCTCATGGGTGATGAATTAATCTGGACCGACCCAATGACAGGCGAAAGTCAAAACCATGAAGCACTATTAAAAGCGCTAGAAGTCGGCGGCGGTTCGAGTAACTAGTACTAATTAGTCCCTTGTAATTAAATGCCATTCATAATATACCTGAACACTCAATTCATTTATTACAAGGAAAGGTTATGAGAGTTTTGTTTTTGTGTTGGTTGATGGTTATTGCATTTGTCTCAAAAGCCGAAGATGTTGAGCTTACAAGATTTGAAGTTAAAGGAGATGACTTCAGTAATGAAAAGCTATACACAGTAAAAGCAGCATCATACAAACCCGACACTGGGGTGTTGTTTATAACATGTAACGAATCTGAACAATCGATTGATATTCAGATGTGGTCAGATGGCACAATCTTTCCAAATGAGTCAGATTCAGATCGTATGTATCTAAGTGTTACGCATAAGTTTTTATCAGACCATGAAGCAGAAACTACCACATGGCATATGAACATGATGGAATATAAAAACGCTTTTTATGCAGAGGACTCGTTAGCTTTTATCGATAATGCTATAGAATCTGATGGTGTAAATGTTCGGTTTAATAAACGAGGTCAAGTGTTTAAATTTGTATTTAGTGAGACAAATAAAACAGAACATTTAACGAAAGTTAGAGAAGCCTGTTCAAAACAATAAATGCCACTACGACCAGCTAAAGCGTGCAGAAAGTCAGGTTGTCCTAACCCAGTAACGACAAATAAACACTACGGTTACTGCGAACAACACAAAGACTTAGGTGGTTGGTTCGGCAACGAGAAACAAAAAGGTAATCGTCATCAGCGCGGCTACGGCTCGTCATGGGATAATCTGCGCAAACTAATTCTTAAACGTGATGCTCATCTATGCCAAGCATGTAAGAAGCAAGGTAAGTTCACAAGAGCAACACACGTTGACCACATAATACCTAAATCAAAAGGCGGCACAGATTCAATGCGTAATCTGCAAAGCCTTTGTGAGTACCACCACAATCAAAAGACAGCAAGAGAATAATGAGCAACTTAATTAAAATAATTTCAAAGGGCGGATCAGCTCAAGGTACTGTTGTTACTCAAGATGGTGTCGAGCTCAAAGGTATTAGAAAAATAGAGATAGAGCCATTAGAGCCGAGTGGTGAAGTGATCGCAAGGCTCGAGTTCATTGCAGAATTAGATATTGAGGCATTGGTCGCGGCGGTGGGAGGGGCGGGTTAAATCTCTACAGGCTAACCTCTGTAGTACCGCCGCTCAATCAAATTTTTACGTCCGCAACTCTCAAAATATTTTTAGATAGAGATAATTAACAATGGCAGCACCAAAACCAGTACCTACAGCTTTAAAGTTGGTTAAGGGTAATCCTGGTAAAAGACCAATTAATAAAAATGAGCCAAAAGGTCAAAGAGGTATTCCTGTTTGCCCATCACACTTGGATCCAAAAGCAAAAACAGCTTGGAAAAAACTGTGTAAATATTTGGATGACATGGGTGTATTAACACTTGCAGATTCTTTAGCGCTTGAAACCTTGGTATCTATTTATGCTCGCATTAGAGATTTACAAAAAGAGATAAAAGGTCTTGGTGGTACAACATACACATCAATTAAACCAGATGGTGAGTTGCTACACAAAGCGTATCCGCAAGTAATGCAGTTAGAAAAAGCTGAAAATACGTTTAAGTCATACATTACAGAATTTGGATTAACACCAAGTTCGAGAACGAAGTTACAAACAGAAGACACTAATAAAGACAACGACCCTCTGGATAAATACGGCGTCTAATGTCGTTAGAGCTTGCTTGTCAGTATGCAGATAATGTACTGGCAGGTAAGATAGTTGCGTGTAAATGGGTAAAGTTATCGTGCAAAAGGTTTGTCAAAGACCTTGAGCGAGATGATATTTACTTCGATAACGCTGCAGCAACAAGAGCTTTAGAGTTTTATCCCGATTTTGTTAAGCATGTAAAAGGCAAATTAGCCGGTCAAGCATATCAGTTGAGCGATTGGGAATCGTTCATTATCGCCAATATTTACGGTTTTAAGCGACCCGATGGCAATAGACGATACAGAACGGCTTACATCGAGGTTGCAAGAAAGAACTCAAAATCAACATTGAGTTCAGGCATTGGTCTTTATATGTCCGCGTTTGACGGTGAGGGCGGCGCGGAAGTTTATTCGGCCGCCACCACGAGAGACCAAGCCCGTATCGTGTTTGGTGATGCGGCAAACATGGTCCGAAAGTCTCCCGACTTAAAGCGCGTGTTTGGTGTTCATAAGTTAAATATTCATCACCTTGCAAGCCAAAGCAAATTTGAACCTCTCTCTTCTGATGCGCAGACCTTAGACGGGTTAAATATCCATTGCGCCATTCTTGACGAGGTTCACGCGCACAAAACCCGTGAAGTTTGGGATGTTGTAGAAACTGCAACAGGCGCAAGAGAGCAGCCTTTAATCTTTGCTATCACAACTGCAGGCTTTAACAAGCAAGGCATAGGTTATGAGCAGCGTGAATATGTTACAAAAGTCCTTGATGGTGTGGTTGATGACGATAGTTATTTCGGCATTATTTTCACGCTTGATGAAGATGACGATCCGTTTGATGAAAAAGTATGGATTAAAGCTAACCCAAATCTTCACCGTTCCAAAAAACTAGATGATATGCAGCGCCTAGCTAAAAAGGCGCTTGAAATGCCAGCGGCAAGAAATAACTTTCTGACTAAGCATCTTAATATCTGGGTAAATGCTGAATCGGCATGGCTTGATATGCGCAAGTGGGACAACTTACCCACACGAGAAGACATCGAACACCTTAAAACTTTACCTTGTTACATCGGCATGGACCTAGCGAACAAGCTGGATGTAGCCGCAATCGTGGCAGCTTTCCCAGATGGGCAAAAAATTCACTACTTGTGCAAGTTTTATCTGCCTGAAAATCAGATATACAACAAGTCTCGCAACATCGGGAATCTCTACGATACCTGGGCGAAACAAGAATATTTGACGTTAACGGATGGGGATATTATCGACCATGACTATATCGAACAAGATATACGCAATTGGCTGGATATGTTTGACGTTCGAGCTGTTGGGTATGATCCGTGGGGTTCTACGCAGTTATCTATCAAGTTAGCCGCCGATGGCGCGCCGATGATAGAAATCCCGCAAACAATGAAGAATCTTTCTGAAGCGATGAAAGAAGTTGA